TCTTCCTGCTCCCGAAGGTTGTGATCTACCTTGGGCACAGGTTTGGTCTCACGCATTTCAAGGAACTGGTGGTTGGTTGATTGATAATTGCCTCACTACTTTGGGACAAAACTGTCCTGTATGTGAAGCAAACCGTGAACTTTGGAATACTGGTAGTAAGGATAACCAAAACATTGTTCGTGATCGTAAGCGTAAGCTTTCTTATTTCGCAAACATTTATGTTGTAAAAGACCCTGTGAACCCTGCGAATGAAGGACGAGTGTTCCTTTATAAGTTTGGTAAGAAAATCTTTGATAAGATTATGGCTTCTATGCAACCAGAGTTTGATGATGAAGAACCAATCAATCCTTTTGATTTCTGGAAGGGTGCTAACTTCAAACTGAAGTTGGTGAAAAAAGATGGTTATTGGAACTACGATAAGTCAGAGTTCGCACCATCTTCTGCTCTTCTTGAAGATGATGATGAACTGGAAACAATCTATAAATCACTCAACAACTTGAATGATTTTGTTTCTCCAAGTGAGTTCAAGTCTTATGAAGATTTGAAGAAACGTCTTGATTATACACTTGGTCTCAAAGGAACTCCTAAGTATCAAGACCCCGAGACGATTGGTGAAGAGGAAGAAGATGAAGTTTCACGTCCTGCGAAGGAAACTACTTCAGTTCGTCCTTCTGCTTCTAGTGATGACGAGGACGAGGATGATGCGATGTCTTACTTCCAGAAGTTGGCAGAGTCCTGATTTCAAAATCGACTTTTAAATCCATTTTACCCCCGAAAAAAATCGGGGGTATTTTTTTGTCTGTAGGGTTCACACACCCATTACTTTTGGATTATAACCACGTTTAGTATTTTGATCTACGTATTGTGAAGATTCCGCATATTTCATAATATTCTTCATATCACTTATAAAGACTGCTAAGTATTCTGGTTTTAGTATTAATAGTTTTCTTTTCTTTTCATTTTCCAAAACTTCATATTCATAATTACTGACTTCTTTGATGGATGTAGTTGTAATTTTAGACGCACTTGTATTTGTAATGGAAATTGGTTGAACGTCCGTTGATATTTTTACTTTTACACCACTTATAGGAGTTGGGGTAGACATATGGTTTTTATTTTATTTAGATTTGTGGTTTGAGTTTAAATACAGGAACAATTTCACCATTCACTTCTTCACCTACAATTTCATATAATAATGGATTGAGGACTATATCGTTTTCAAATACAATATCAAGAACTTGAACTGTAGTATTTCCAGTTCTTCTTTTTACTATTGTATTTCCACCCCAACTTGCAGGCCAATTGGTTAAAATATTTGTGATATTAATATCAATTTTATTTTGTCTTCCAGCAACTTTTAATGTAGACGAGTTAAGTCCAATATCAGTTACAATTGCTTGTGTAGTTTCTGTATTGTTTTTATAAACAGGAAGATATTGATTTAAATTAATTGTAATACTATAATTTGTATTTTCATTTGGAAATTCACTTAAAATATAGTCATTTTGACCTTCAGTAGTGGTGACTGATAGTGCTTTTGCTGGATCAACTTGATAACCACCAGGAATTACAACACGTCCATATTCGTCTCTAAACTCTACGGTTTCGTAATGATGAACTTTTCCAAGTTCTTCGTCACTTCCATACTTATCAATAAGATACTTATAAAAACTATTATTATCTAACGGCCATTGTTGATTGATATTTGTAATATTATTGGTTGTTAAAATTACCCAATCAAGTTCTGCATTATCATAAACTTTTGCAGCAACTTGGTCTGGTCTTTCATTATCAATAATTTGATAATAATTAAAAGCAGTTATAGCACTAGAAATATCACTACGTAATTTTGCTCTTTTGAATATATTTTTTGCTACGACATAATCAGTATTGAATGACTGATTAGGAAAATTCGCAATATATTGGAAATTTGGAAGTTCTCTAAAGTATCCCATTTTAGTATCCTACGTCGTCGTCTTTGACTATTGAATAATCGCCTGTGCCGTCTTTCTTAAAGTTATCAAAAATATCTGTTTGATAATCACTTTCATATACAGGTTCAATTTCTTGGAAGTTTAGGGACATCTGTACGGACACTGGTTGTCCTTCAGCATAAGCAGTCCACTGACCGTCAGGGGCATAAACAACACTCATATTGACAAGAGCACATATCTTAAATTTATTTAACCCAGATATTTCTTTATTTCCTGTTTTGTATGAAAGTTTGAAAACATTTGGAGTTCCAAGAAAAACAGATGCTGCCCCAGCACCAGATTGTGAGTTTAATTTTCTTGGGGCACTACCCTGTTTAAACATACGAATAATTCTTTTTACATTTCTTGCTTCTTCCTTACTTCTTGGACTCATACGCCAAGTGAAACCAAATGAACGAAGTGTTGGTCCTTGGAATAGCAGTTCCATATTTGAGTTTGGAACAATTCCAAATCCTCTTGCTAAAATAGTTTCTGCTGGAATTTCAAATCCAGCACTTTTTGATATTAATGAAGTTATTGCTGCTTTGGTTTGCGGATTTTTCAGTAAATCAGGTAGATTTGTAATTCCTACGGCGTCTGCCATTGCTCCTATCTGTTTTATAGCTCCTTTGTCCAACTCGACTCCGAATGCTCCTGCTACAGCAGCTCCAAAGTCTACTGCAAGGTTCCCACCCAATGCTCTCCCTGGATTGTCATAAATTTTACTAGCAACTGCTGCCGTCAAATTATTCATACTATCATCACCCCAACTTATAGCATTATTATCTTGGATACCAGAAGGAATTGGTAAAATGGTAGTTGCTATAACTTTTTTTAAAGCACTATTTCTTTGTAATCCTTTAGTGGCAATTTCTCCACCCTTTGAACCAATACCAAGACTAGGAGCAAGGGGAGCAACTATGTTGCCGATTGTATCAATAACTCCTCCAACTGATAGTGGAGAAGACAGAAATAGGTTTCCAGTTGGTGGACGATAACGATACATTGTAATTTGTAATGTATCTTGTTGATTTTCTAAGATATCAATTGGGTATTTTAAAAGGCCACCATCTTTAAAAATTCTTTCTTCTGTTTTGCTATTAAAATCAAGGTTCATAGGATCAAAAATATTACCTTGTCCTGGTGGTGCTGCTAATCCAGCTGTTCCTGGTATTGCTGTTGCTATTCCTGGATTTGTTCCTGCAGCACTATTATTAACTCCTGCAGGATCATTTTGATGTTTTGGTGTTGCGGTATTATTAACTACATTTCCCCCAGCAGTACCTCCTTTTGCTTGATATGCTGCATATACCTTCTTTCTTATATCCACTGAAAGTTGTTGCGCCAGTGGTGTTGGTTTGTTTGGATCACCATTTACAAACAATTTTGGATCTTTTATTGCATCACTTGTATAACTACCATTTTTATAAAATATTGCATTTCCCGTTAACGCATCATAACCAAGTGCATTTTTTTCTTTCAATTCATAATCACCAGTTTTTGCATCATATCTAATACCAAGATCAAGGCCCAATGGTCCCACAGATGAACGATAGTAATTATCTTTTAATACTTCATAAGCCATTTATGGTGCGTCCCAAACTTTGGTTTTAAATACTGGTTGACCTCTTTTATCAACAAACTTCTCTGTTGGAAGCAACGATACTTCTCTCCATTCTTTTTCAGGCACTTTGAAGAATTCAGTCATTACCCCAGAGAAGAGGTATTTGTGTAAAGTTTTCTTGGGTGCGTTTACAATTCCTTCTTTATTTAGAAAGGATTCGGCAACACCTCCACGATATTGTGGATTGAGATAATGAAGATTTGCCCCAAGAAACGAACCTTCACTAAGATTAATATCCAAAATATAAGATAGTGGGTGTTTATCCCAATACTCATATCTTTGTGGATATTTTGCGGAATATAAAAAGAAAACCAAATCTCCTGGTTTTATAAATCCAGTATCTTCTTCATTAATATCTTTTTTTTGTTTGTTTCTCAATTCATTCATTAGTGAATTGGTCCACCAATCACTACTACGATATTTGTTGCCTGCTTGTTTTCTAATGTCGTCTGCAATCATTTTACGTTAATCCCCAATTCCTTTTCTGTGAATATCTTAAACTCATATTTTCTATCAGCACACCAATTTTTTGCTGCTTCCCATTTTGCTTGATTGATGGCCCACATTTTTACCGAATGTGCCCAAGACTTTGTTCTTCTTTTTGGGTTTGTTTCAGGCATTTTTAAGTCTTTTGCTGGTTTGATTTCAACAACAATTGTTCTATTTTTTCCGTCTTTGTCTTTATATTTCACAAAGAAGTCGGGGAAGTATCTGTGATACTTATTGTCTATTGGTGAACGATAAGGAATAAAAAACTCTTCACTTTTCCAAGAATTAACACTTTCAGTCAAATCACAATATTGCATAAACTTCAATTCATAAGAAGACCTATAGACAATATTTGATGGGTCTCCACCATACTTTTGAGGATTATGTGGTCTATATTTACCCTGTCTATATTTACTATCTTCATTGCGAGGCATACATAGTATAGGCATTTTAGATATTTATAGATGGCTGTTCCAACTCAAGGAAGAGGGTCTCCAAAAATAGGACCAATATATCTTAAGATGACTGAAGGCACTCCACAGAGTGGAATGCCCTCGGCAAGAGATATTTTTGGTAATTTATCTCTTACTAGTCAATTCAAAGTATCATTACATTTGACGAATGATACAGATGGATTAATGGGTTGGTTGCGTAATTCTGGTGTAATTAATAATCCCAAATATAATAGAACAAATCCTTTTATCTATGATTTTTATTGTGCGGAAGCAGTTATTCCTGGAATATCTTTTGATGTGACCGAAGAAATGGGAAGTCGTCAGGGAACAATTGAAAGATTTCCAACAAGAAGACTTTTCCCAGAATTTACAATGACCTTTTATGTTGATAATGAATATAATTTAATTCGTCTTTTTGAAGAATGGATGAATTATATCAATCCATTATATGTTGGTACTGGTATATTACCAGCAAATCCATTAGGACAAGGTGATATTTTAGGAAAAGATAGAAGAGATTTCTTTCGTTTTAGATACCCAGATGAATATAAGAGAATTATATCAATTACAAAGTTTGAGAGAAATTTTAATAGTGATGACCAAAACAATATAAAATACCCACCACAGTTAACTTATAGAATGCTTGAAGCATTCCCAACAAATATTACTGCGATGCCTTTGACTTATGAGGGAAGTCAAATTGTAAAAACAACAGTCACATTCCAGTATATAAGATATGTAATGGAAAAGAATTACGGCAATTTGCCCAAATAAATAAATTTAATGACTGAATAAATTATGCCTTTACCAAAGATTTCTACACCCACGTATGAATTGGTTTTACCATCAACTGGAAAAACAATTAAATACAGACCATTTCTAGTCAAAGAAGAGAAGATATTAATTCTTGCTCTTGAAAGTCAAAGCACAAAAGAAATTACAAATGCAATCAAACAAGTATTAAAAGATTGTATTGTAACTAGAGGTATTAAAGTAGAAGAACTACCTACTTTTGATATTGAATACATTTTCTTAAATGTTCGTGGTAAGTCAGTTGGAGAAAGCCTTGATTTGATTATAACTTGTGGTGATGATGGAGAAACACAAGTTCCAGTAACTGTGTTTATTGACCAAATTAAAGTTGAAGAAGACCCAGAACATAAGAAAGACATTCAACTTGATACTGATTTG